ATAGAGCGCATCAAGCTCGTTTGGTGTAAGTGTCCAAAAAAATGAGGGAAGAAGTCCCAGCTCTACGTAGGCGAGCTGGTAGGCGCGGCCCCAGAAATCCCCTTCAAGGTATCGATCTTCTTCTGATCGTTCTGCAGTTCCAGCCGGGCAATCTCCATCCGGGCTTCCTGCTTTTCCTTGTTGATGCGCCTGGCTTCGACTTCCCGCCCCAGGTTGGCTTCCCACTCTTGGATCGAAGAAGGGTCAGAGGCTACCAGATACGCCCGGAAGATGGATCTCTCCAGGGTTTCCATGTCACCGCCACGCTCCATGTAGGCGTCTATGGCCTTGGATGCCTCGGAGCTGCCATCTTTTCCCTCCAGATATGATAGGCCGCAAGTGGCGGCCACAGCAGCCTCCATCACTTCCTCAATTCGCAGGAACTGAGAGAGCATGAAGCCTATCCCGAGCTGCCCGATGGAGAGGAGCTGTCCACGATCGTTGCGAACTTCCACCTTCTGCTTTCTGAGGACCTCGCGGGCGCGCTGTCCGAACTTCTTCATTGCGCCAAAAGTCCACTTCGGTTCGCGTTCCTGATCCATATTCAGGATTGTTGGTATTTCGTCTGTCATCGATATTACTCCTATTATTCAAAAATAAATAATTTCTGGAAGCTTATCGCTCTAAATAGAATTCGCCTTGACCCTTCACGGTGATAGTCTGCTTTTGGGCCTCCGTGGTGCTTGCTAGTACATTCTCCAGCCCCTGAATCGTGCCCTTACCAACACCCAAAACCGTTGTATCTCGCACGCTCCATAGCTTCCAGATATACGCGGCTCCGATATCATCTATCGGAATACTGCCGGGATAGAAGAATGTGCCTGCCGAAAATTCCCATGTTCGAGCCATCACTATACTAGAAGTCCAGCCACCATCATCACAGCTAGTTGTATCGGCATCTTTCTCACCGAACTTTGGCTTGCAATCGAAAAGGCCCGCGATTTTCTGGAAAGCCAGCTCTGATCGCCGGGTTCCGGTAGCGGTGATCGTATGCCCGCTCTGTGATTCCTCGAAGGTGATCCTTCCCCGGAGATAATTCACGGTGTATCCGCTTGTTGCTGGTGAACCGTCGATATAGACGACCAGAGTTTCATCCGGGTCCCAATATCGGCTACCTGAGGCCGCTTGATACCGCAAGTGATCGCCGGAGTCTGTCAAGGAAAGGGCTGCGAAAGCCACACCGGAAGCGGCGGTTTTGGAAGACATCGCTCCCGTGACGCCTGAGCCATCCTGTCCAGGTGGAAGGCGGGCTTCCCAGAGAAGCTTTGCTGATACATCAGCGTTCACAGCGGCTTTGATTTCGGCTGCCGTGCTGGCAGCATCGCCGCTTCCATTGGTGGCACTGTTGACTGTGACGGCGGAGCCCACGACATCCACTGATAATGGTGTATCATTTCCGCTCACGACTATTTCAATGCTAGGCGTCGCGCCGGCCAGCGACTTGAAGCAGATGTCTCTATCAGATCCCAGATCATCTGTGACTACGTATTCCTCGGCCTCATCACGATAGAGTCCGGCATCCAAGCCGGACTTTGCTTCTGTCATGATTTGGCCTCACGTAATCCTGCTCAGAGCGCCTACATTCTTCAGGCTGAAATCGAGCTTCTGCTGGGTGTTTGTCCCGACCAAGGTATAGTTTGGCGAAGATACCCGCATCAGGCCAGACCATCCAACCGGTGTAGCCGTGGGCGTGCCGCTCTGGAGAATTTTCGCATAAATCGTCATATCAGAGGACTCTATGGCAGCCTCAAGCAGCGCGTATCCAGCGTCTTCCATGAGTAGGTTGTTTGTCACGGATACGTCTGCGCTCTTGCTGCCCGCGATGGAGCTGCCCCATCCAGCATCATCGACATTGGATGTATCAATTTCTTTGCCGTCGATCTTCAGCTTCATGTCCGACAGCTCGCCCAATTTTACATACGTGCCGCCCAGGGTGGCGCACAGCCACAGAGAGGCCAGCATTCCAGATTTAGCATCAGTCACTTGTTACCATCTCCTATAGGATTAGCCGCGAATTGCGGTTTATAATAAACTGATAAAATTATTATTAGAAAAATATTTCCACAATAAAAATTACTCATCTCACATCGTGATGTGACCGATTGGGATGTAAATTATTAGCTCTTTCAGATCGCATGGCTGAGAATGAATCTCATATTTCATAGTGATCTTGGAAATATCGAAATTGTTCAGAAGTATCCTTTCTCTACCGTCTTTCTTTCTGATGATTTCGATATCAATCGGCACATGCCCATCCGGGCCTTTTATATATGTCGGATTTTCTCCCGGTCTTGACACATCTATTAGCATGCTCATGCTCCTTTCACTATCTCAAAATTCTGATAGAAGATCGTGCGCCCGCGGGCGTCGACTTCCAGCTTCGTGTATCCGCCTAGAGCCTTGATTTTCAGGTACTTCGTGCCACTCAATAAGATGTCATGCTGACCGTGCAGAGCAATGGCAATTGCTGCCGCCTTGGTTTGCGCAGCGGAATACGTAGCTGCCCTGATCTCGACGTGCAACTCGGGGTATTGTATGTCAGTGTAGGTTTCCCATGCCCGTCCTGGTCTGGCATACAGGGCTATCACAGCATCCGGGCTATCCGGCATTTCGCCTATGTAGATCGTCCTGGTTGAGCTGGTGCCCGGATAGATGCCCACACCAGCTGCATTCAATGCCGTGGCAATGTCTTCCAAGAAGCTCATGTAGCCAACTCCACGGCCTGTTCAATTTCGACTACCAGAGCCTCATATGCATCTATCATGAAAGCGCCTGTCCCAGTCGGGCACATTACATAGCAATAGGTATCATCGAACGCGATCAGCTGACCATCTACAATAGTCTCGCCGTTGTGCATCATGCAAATGTTTTTGTTGATTGCTGCTTTGAGCATTCTTCTGAGATGTGGTTTCATAGTGAGTCTTCGATTGATAGCCATATACGGCATAGCGACCTCATGCTCTCACAAATCCCGCCGCAATCGCCCATCCCATCACGAGAACCACGGCTCCGACCAGTACCATCTCAGCATAATCATGCAGCTCAAGACGGCCAATGCGTTCATCATGGCCGTCGATCTGTTTACATTTTCGACAGATCTCAGCCTCCATATTTCGCGTTCGCTCGTCGATCCTGGCAAGCATGGCTTCTGGAGAGTCTGGCATGGCCAGACCCTCATCTCAGAATTGTTCCGAACTTGCCCTGCATGGCCAGGAGATGGGCCTGAATGTCTCGTGCCTGCTCCTTGATCTGAGTCCATTCTTCAGGCGAGAGTTTGCTGTCTTCGCCTGCTTTCGATATGGTGATCATGAGCTGCCCGACATCGACCAATACATCTGCCATCAGAGAGAGGCCCTCAAACGCCTTGCTGAGATATGCCTTTCCCAGAACCCCACCAGCCGCCACGGCAATTGTTAGGATGGCCGTAACCGACCCGGGAACGTCCACTGCTGAGATATCCATCTACTCCACCTCTACCGCAAAGCCCCGGTCGATCATCTCTTGGGCCTTCTCTTCATTCCGGCAATTCACGATCATATCTTTATGATAGATTTTGGTCTCCTGGCTGGCCAGGAGAATGCTGTAGTCCTTCACGAACTTGATTTTCTTCATATCATCTGCCTCCGATCTGGAAGAATCTCTTGGCCTGTGGCGGGAAGGTGCCCCTGAGGGTGAGCTGGAAGACGGGATCCGGATAGTCTGGGTACTTGGCGACGTATTGGGCGAATGTCATGGCCTCCCCGTTGCCGTCCACGAACTTGATCCAGCCCGTGTCTATTGCCTGCTGAATCTGCTTTTCGTCCGCTTTCGCAAAGAACGTGACGGGCAGTCCGGGACTCTTGAATCCGAGAGCCACAGCTTTTACTTCCTCCGGGAAGCAACAAATGCCGTTTTCATCCAGCCATCCAAGTTCTTCCACAATTTCTTCATTAGTTGGCATCTTTTTAATCTCCTATTTTCCTGATTATTATTTTTCTCGCGACCTTTTCAGGATGCAGTGACTCTTTCCGGCGCTTGATTCGGAGCATGAGCCAATCCAGATCAGAAGCTGATAGGCCAGCAATTAGCTCATCCCAAAAGTCGGTATCCATGCTGATCATCCGAAAATCGCTCTCATCGCCGCCGCTATCGCCTCATTATACGCGGGCTGCTCGTCCAGGAGCGGTTGCCTGAGGTAATTGGGGCCGGTGCCCGCGTGCGATGGAGTGTAGTTCTGCGATTCGTGCAGCCACGCCGCCTGGGGCGTGTTGAACGAGATCTCTGCGCCCTTCTCCTGCTCGGTTACTGTCGCGGAATTGCGAGTCTGTGCGGAATCCAGCGGGCAGAGATCGACCGCCTTGCCCTTCACAATTTCAGCCGTCTGCTGCGCAATCTCCTTAGCGGCCTGTTTGGCGGCTGCTATGAGGCGGTCGCCGTTCCACTCGACTTTCGGCATTATCCGAGCCTCACAGTACGGAATTGCTCGCCCTCAAAATTCTTCGGGGCATCGATCGCTATCACCGGGTAGATTATGCCGCCCCTGGTGATCGCATCACCTTTGGCCACGGCTGATTTTGTCAGAATTACCGCGAGCTGTTGAAGCTCTTCCTTTTCGGCGGTCCTGATCATTTTTTCATCGATGAACCAGATCGCTTCAATGGCACTGTCGGTATATGTCGGATCTCCGTACTGATCTATCGAAGAGCGGGCCCGCCAAGTAACAGACTCCATCAGGCCGGTATAGGCATCGAGCAGGCTCATATAATCGGGAAGGAACGCGCTATATGCTTCGAAATGAGTCTATACGCATCAGCACTGAGGAGGCCATGATACTTATCGGCGGCCCCATCTGCGAATGTTTCCGCCAATTTTCCCCCGAGGCTGAAGCTCTTCACACCCTGTTCCTGCATGACCCTCCGCCCGGATACGCCCTGTGAATAGATCGCCAGGGCCTCTTCACAGCACGCATCGAGCACATTCTGAGGGACTTCGGCCACGCCCGTCAGCTCGTTCATGTCGTAGCCATCCCGGTACTCCCTGGGAAACTGCCGCTCCTGGCTGCCATCGAGAAGGTACTTGCGGCCCCGGAGAGGCAATCGATCTATTATTTTTGTGGCTTCTTTTAGATACCAGGAGATATCATCCAGAGCCAAGAAAGCCGTCGCCCTGGGATTGCCTGAGAAATAGGCTTCGGCATCCTCGATTGTCTCTATGTACGAATCGGTTACGGGCGTATCTGCCATTATTATTTCTCCTAAAAATATTATAAGTCTGGCTACACGATGTACCAGACCATAGTCACAGCTCCGCCCGGCGCGGTGCTGGTATCGATGGTGTTGAGGCTCAGGACAGTGCTATTCACCGTCACCGATGGCGCATTGGTATCTCGGGTGCTGCCCACAAAATCGAAGAGCACCGTATTCTTGGCGAGCTTGCTGTTGAGCCCCAACAGGTCACCAGTCCCGAGCTTGAGGGTCTTGGCGGTCTCTCCAGCGGTCAGAGTCGCGTCCACTCTTGTAACTGTCTTGAATGCCTTGGTCGATGCCTTGACACCACTTGCAGCGGACCACGTCAGATTCTCCGTGATGGCCGTGCCTGCAATATCGGTTCCGGTGATTTTTACCGACAGATTGGTACTTGCATTAACCGTGCCGATGATGTTCCGGGGAACGTCCGGCTGGGCGATGAAATACGCGGAGTGCGCCCCGGTACTATTGATGATCAGATTGGTGGTAGTGTTCAGGGCGCCGCCCGTGGTGTTGAAGATCTGATCGTCGTCGCTGGATTCGGCGGCGGCGATCGTCTGGATAGATACCCATCCAAGCCTATTCGCCGTCCCCGTGTCGGATTTTATAGGGGTGTTCACGTCCTTGTTCAGCGGTGCGCTTGCGCCCATAGCCGTCCCTGTAATGAGGAGCAGCCCCAAAAAGAGAGGAAGAAGTCTCATGGCCCACCTCATGCAGCCGGCACCAGGACGGCGAAGGGATACCTGCTCGCGGCAGTGCTCTGGATTCTGTTCACCGGGTTGGGAAGCTGCCAGCCAAGCCTCATGACGCATCGCAGGGCAACCATGTCCTGCTGGAAGAGGCTGTACTGTAGCGCGCCGGAACTGTCGAAGAGAGCAGCCTCGGTGGCAATATCGAAAGTCATGTCCTGCCGGATGGCATAGACTGCCTTATTCCAGGCTCCTGCTATCATGGTGGCGGAAGCAGCAGCCGCATCCATATTCCCGAGAGAATCCGCGATCAGAGGCTTGCCCTTGAGGGTGTACTGGTTCTCGCTCTGCTTGTAGTTGTCGAAGATCGGCCTGCCCATTGTGTCCCTCAGATCGTCCAGCTTGCTCTCCATGCCCATGCCGGAAATGAAGCCGTTCGGGAAGTATCCAGACTTCCTGATGAGGTCGAGCATCCCACTCACACCAAAGATATCTTTATACAGATCATCGGTTTCTGTCACAGTCATGCTCTTACTGGTTGCATCGGTCAGGATGCCATTGGGCCAAGTGGAAGGCTTGTCGGTGCCGAACAGGATGGCGGCATCTATTGTTGCGGATATTGCCTCAACAATAGCGGGCTTGACTTCGGCCCAAATGTCGTAGTCAGAGTCATCCATTACCTGGGAGGAAACGGGAACAATGGCCGCCACTTCCTCTATGTAGATGTACTTGTTGGCCCACTCTATCTTGGTGGTCTTTTTCTGGCCGGTGATGCTGCCAGGAGTGTCGCCACCCTCACCAGACACGAAGTAAGCAGTAGCCAGCGAATTCAGGACAGGAATCCGGACCTGCTTCTTAGAAGCATTCGGCAGTTTCCTCATGAGCTGCAGAACGGTACTCTGCAGGGGCACTTCCTTTATTATTTCCGCTATGACTTCCTCGTTGATAAGCGGCGCGGCGTCAGTCCGCTCTATGTTGTGATTGTAATCAGTTTCTCCAACCATATTCTATCTCCTGCTATCGTTTTCCTCTGTTGCGAATGAACTGATTGATACTGTCATTCTTTCCCGGCTTGCCCTGCCTTGCGGGATTGCTTCCAGCGCCGGTCCTGGATGGGCCGAAGTCTGCCTTGAGCCGCTTGAGCTGTTCCTTGATCCCATCTTCATCCGTGGCGGTTACGTATTTGATGTACCTCTCCCGCTCTTCTTTTGGGATCTTCAGGTCAGCGCAAATGGAGTTTGCCAACTCTTTAGCTTCGTAGCCTTTCAGCTTCTCTTCCATCTGATTGATGCGTTGCTCTGTCTGCTCGTCTTTGGACAGTCCCTTTGTTTTCAGATCTTCAAGCTCTTTCTTGATCTTCTCAGCTTTCTTGGACTCTTTTCGGCGCTCTTCCGCGAGCATGGAGTTAATTTTCGCCTGTTGCTCATCGGTCCAGCCGTCAGCGTTGGTCTTCTGCTCTTCGCCCTTCTGCCCGGCCTTGTCGCCGGTCTCTCCCTGGCCCTTCTGGCTGCCAGATTCGCCCTTATTTTCTTCTTCTGCCATGTGTATCACCCGGCGATTACCCGCGCCGGTCCGGTATTTTCTGGATTATAATGAAAAAATATTATTTGTGTGAAGCTTCCCACTTCGCCGCCAATCGATCGATCTCAGCTTCTCTGGTTTCCGGATTTTGTAGCCGCTGGACAAATCGATCTCTAGCTATCGGTGAGAGAGAATATGCGTGTTTGCACCTGGGATGCTGTAGCCCCGCGCCCCTGGCCTCATCGAGAGAAGGATAATCAGGATCAGAGCCCGAGACACTGAGCGTCTTGCCTTGCCACTGCTCGCATTTTTTGCAGCATCCGGTATGTGATGAGACTATTATCAGATCGTGCCCGCGCTCCTGAATGCGGTTTATGGTGCCTTCTCTAAGAGTATTATTTGTGACTGTTATTGCTGCCATCCGGGAATAATTTTGGAGAGTCCAGTGTCGCCCGGCCTTGTCGACGAAGCCGGTAATCCCATTGGCTTGTAGATCCTGCCTGAGCTTCTTGGCGGCGGTCTTGCTGGTCTGGTGACCCAGGACCGGTCCTCGGGCTTTCTCCAGTGTCATTTTCCGGTATATGTCGTCTACGCGCCTGGCAACCGTCCGGACTGATCCGTCTATGGTCTGATCGACTTCCCGGAAACGCCCGTAAATCTCATCCGCCATCTTGAGCGCGGCCTGTTGATGGATATTGAAGAATCCCATCCGGACTTCCGACTCTTCCGGGATGCTTTTGTCTACCCATTCCATCCCAGCTCGGTAGGCCGTGCCCGGTCCGTTGGTGCTGCCAATCGTGGTTTGTGTCCAGGTCCTCGCGCCCCTCAACAAATCCGCCCGGATCTTCCGGACGTTCGCCCTGAGGGTCTTGAGGTTCTGCCTGGTTCCCGGAGCTCTCTTAGATTTTTCGTACAGAAGGATCTGATCAGTTATCGCCCGATCGGCATCGGAATAGATCCTTTCTAGGCGGGATGCCTGCTCATCCGTGAAGGATCGAGGCTCATTCATTCATGCCGTCCAATTGCAACGGCTCGGGCTCGTCTATGGCGGGCGGGCCGCGCATCTCTTCTTCTTCCTGCTTGATTTGCGCGTCACTGAATCCTTTCTCTCTCATCAGGCCCTGTGCGCTCCGGACGCCACCAGTTACTAGTGTCGAATCTCTTTGTGCCTCTTCTGATGGGTCGTTTGGCAGTCCGTCCTTCCAATCGATCTGGAAGTCCTGGATCTCAACCGCCCCAGGCAATCCGTGAAATACTTCCAACTGCGAGCAGAGCTTCACCGCCTTCTTCAGATTGGGGTCATATCGCAGCTTGATACCGCCTGCGCGCGCTATCGGCCTGCTCATCATGAGCCTGAGCGCGGTGCCTGAGAGGGCCGATCCTGCCTGGGAAGCGTCGAACGCCACCTTGCAGGTCTCTGAGATCTCATAGAGCCTCTGCATGAGATCAGCAATTGTCTGGTAGCTGGTGACAGGCGGACCCCTGCCATCTATGATGCCCGGTGCGGTTTGCCCTTCCATGACAGTGATATACCGACTGCCGCCCATGACACGGTATTCGCCGTCCCGGGGGTCCTGCTCTTCCATTGGTGGGCCGAACATGGAGGGATCGGCAAACTTGTCCTCTATCCGGAAGATCTGAGCATACCTCATTTCAATTTCTTGAATGAGGCTGTTGATATCGGAATAATCGTCATTGCCAAAGAGCTGATCCGTCTCGGGCTTGTTCTGGATATCGATAACGGCAAAATCAGATAGGCCCGTGGCCTCTTTGGGCTGCAATCCTGCAAATTCTTCGAATGTGTCCAGGGGCAGCGCATCAGAATCGATCTTGCCCTTCGCCAGCCGGTATAGCCGGTGTTCGATCTCTCCGGGCCGGTGGATCTCGACCTTGAGATAGTCGATGTCCTTGCGCTTTTCTACCGGATCTGAAAAGGTATAAGCGATAACATGGGCCATGATCTGCTTGATGTTGCTGAGAGCCGCCACAGGAAACCAGTATTTTGGCGGCACATTCTCGATTATGCCTTTCTGATCGAACTTCGAGGGCGCATTCCAAA